AAATAATTATACATAGGAGAAATTGTATGGAAAACAAAGGTAAAGCTAGAGAACATGGAATTACATTAGTAGCATTGGTGATTACAATAATTATTTTATTAATTTTAGCAGGAGTAACAATAACAACATTAACACAAACAGGATTATTTGAAAATGCAAAGCAAGCAAAAAATGCAACTGAAAATGCACAAAAAGAAGAAAATAAAATACTAGACAATTATATAAAACAAACAGAAATATATTTGCCTCAAGAGATACCACAGTTAAAAGATAATATAGGAAAAGTATTAAGCCTAACAGAGAATACCACGTTGCAAGATGAAAATGGGAATAAAGTTGTAGTTCCTGCTGGGTTTAAAGTTGTAGCTGATGATACAACGAATAATGCCAAAACAGTTGAGCAAGGAATTGTAGTAGAGGATGAAAATAGTAATCAATATGTATGGATTTTATGTACAACAAATGAAACAGAAACAATATTAAAATATAAAAGAAATGAATGGGATGTAGCAGAAAAAAGAGCTTCAAAAGATGAAGTAACTTTAACAGATGCAATATGTTCAAACGATGATATAGTAAACGGATTAACAACAGAAATAAAAAATGAAATAGTAGAACAAATAAAAAAAGAAAAAAATAGTGTTAATAATTATGGTGGATATTATATAGGAAGATATGAAGTTGGAAATGAAAATAATGTAGCAGTAATAAAGAAAGATCAAGAGCCATATACAAATATACAATGGTATAAAGCTTATGAGCTTGCTAAAGGAATTGGTGGAGGAGTTGGAGCTACAACATATCTATGCTCAAGTTATGCTTGGGACACAGCAATTAATTTTATACAAAACACAGGAACAGAAAATTATGCAACAACCAGAGAAGGATTTAATGAAAATTGGTATGCAAAAGAAGTAAAAGATAGTCTTGGAAATGTGATAAAAGTAGCCAATGAACCACTAAGACTTAAAACAGGAAAAACAACATCCAAAAGTAATATTTTTGATATGGGAGGAAACGTTGCAGAATATACAACAGAAATTGTGCCAGGTGCAAGTAAGGGAATAATATTGCGTGGAGGTAGTTTTTATAGTACGTATTCACCAGCAGGCTGTAGAGTGAACTTTAGTATAACCTCAATTTATGATACTTTTGGTTTTAGAGCGACATTGTTCTTAGAATAAAAGAAATAAAAACACTAATTTTAATTTCATATAAAAAACATATAAGACAAAAAGCAACAAAAATGAAAGTAGAAAATTTTTAAGTTCGAAATTTGTCATCAAGTTGAAAAATAAAAAGCCCTATTTTTAGGGCTTTTAAAAGATTTTTGTTACTAATATGTTACTAACAAGATGAAATTAGAGGGAATTTAAGCTCTTAAATATGTAATTTTTTCATGTTTTTTCTTTCTATAATTTATCAGTTCAATAGTAGCTTTTAATTCCTCAAATGTTTTTTGATTATATACTTTATTTCCAGCATTTCCACTTTGATGTCCCATTAAAAGATCCATACATCTATCGTCTGCTCCCATTCTATCAAGCTCGGAACGGAAAGTATATCTCGTTTCATGTGTAGTATAATCATCTTTTAAGTGTAAATTATCCATAAATTCTACATACATTATTCTATATTTGTCATAATATAATCTTTTTCCGTTATTCATCATAAATAAATACTTATTGTCTTTATTGAAATATCTTTTTACAATTGGTACTATTTCATGATGCAAAGGTATTAATCTATTCTTACCAGCTTCTGTTTTTAATCCACAAATCCAATATTCATCTTCCATATTTATGCTTGCTGTATCTAAAAATAAAAGTTCTTCAATTCGCATACCTGTGTAAAGAAGAATAAGTTGTATATCTGCGATTAGTTCACTTTCATGTTGCCAAATTCTTTCAATTGTATCATATGTATAAGGTGCTCTTTGCCCATCAGATTCTTCGTATTCGACTTCTAATAGTGATCCATATCCTTTTATTATAATATCTTCTCCTAGGGCATAATCATCTAATTTCATTATAAGATTACGCATATCAACGATTTTAGTCTTTTTTCCATCAGTAGAATAAATAATTTGCTGAAAATCATTCTTTTTTATTGAAGAATATTTCCTATTATATAAGGATTTGAATTTTTTTGCTGCTGCTAATAATCCCATGGAATTTGATAGTCCAAGTTTTCCTTTTATAGTTTCGTGTGTTTTTCTCATTCTCTTTCGTTCTTCCTTTGTAGGAATAAAGATTTCAGACCACTCATCAAATAGTTGCTTAAAAGTATAGGTTAATTTATTTACATTTAAATTACCATGATTTTTGTTCCACCAGATAAGTGTTTCTTCAGCTTCTGGTCTTGATTCAAAATATTTTTCTCCTTTTTCATTACATACTGCTTTTTGAATAGGCTGTCCATTTTCTTTATATCCTACTGTTGCTTTTGCAAACCAAGGCTTTCTGCGATTTCCTTTTAATTTAACAATCGTGCCTGTGCCATTTGCTCTTTTCATAATAAAAAACCTCCATTTTTTCAATATAATTTTGCAAATCACTTGAAAAAATTAAGGCTTTTGTATATAATACAAAAGTAATCACTTCAAGTGGTTGCGTCCTTGGATAGAGTGTGTCGTCTCGCAAATGAAACACTTTATCCTTTTTGTTTTATAATTTATTTATTATTTTCTATACATTTGTCTAAAAAACTTATAAGGTTAGTTGACGGATAAGGGACTGATACTTGGAAAGGACCTGATGGAATAGTTAGGTTAATTATTAAAATTGGAATTCCACCAACTGTTTTTGTTTCTTCCTTTGCAGTGGAAGCACCAACTATTGCACCAACTGGACCTGCAACTAAATTGCCAACTAATGCTCTATTAATAGAACCTTTTTTGGTTGTAACAATTTTCTCACCTTTTTTCTCTAAACTATAATCTTTTATTTCGCTAAAAGAAAAAACAATATCAGTAAGTTTTTTAGTTTGCTTACCTATAATAAGTAATTCATTTGTTGAATCAATATAAATAGGTGTTGATCCTAAATTTTTTAATGTAGTTGTTGGAGTAAAAACCGATAATCTTGATTCATTTATACTCCAGTATTTTTTTAATTCTTCAATAGTATTAGTTTGAAAAGAATTTGAAATTCTTATACAATTTAAGCATACTGAACCATCTAAAACTTTATATTTATTTAGGATACTGATTTTATTATTGCAGACATCACATTTTGACATAGTAAATCTCCTTCCTTATTTAAAAGCACTTTCATTTTCTGCTTTTACTACTTTACCTATTATTTGTACTGTGTCATAAAGATTATCAGCAGGAATATCTATTGTTTTACAGCAGGTATTCTTTGCAATTAGTTGATACACATTTTTTTCTTTATCTAATACAAATTTTCTTATGGTATTTTTTCCATTTAATTTTATAAGATAGGTTCCTTTATTTTTATTTTTGTTGTCAGTCTTGTCAATTACATTTTGCTTGTATATTAAGGCAATATCTCCAATATCGAGTATAGGATACATAGAATCGTCTTCAGATATAAATTCAAAATAGTTATTATTGTCGCAACTACCTTCTATTAAATCAGAAACATTTATATTTAAATAATCTGCTAATAATTGTACTTTATTCATTCTAGGAAGTCGTGTTCCATTGCACCAGCTAGAAATAGCAGACTTATTTATATCTAAATCATTTATAATATCCGTTTGAGTCTTATTCTTTAATGTCATATAATAATTCAAATTTTTTGAAAATAGTTTTTTGTATTTACTATCTTTGTCCATATAAAAACCTCGCTTTCTTTACATTTGACTATATTATAATACTAAAAGTAGAAAAAATCAATAAAAAAGTTTAAAAAATTCTACTTTTAGTATTGACATTCTACAAAAAGTAGAATATAATGTGAACAAATCAAGAAGGGAGTGAATAAAAATATGGAGAAAAAATTACAAATAACATTAACTGCAGCAAGAGTTAACGCAGGTTATTCATTAGATGAGGTGGCCAAGGAAATGAAGAAAACAAAAGGAACTATTATTAATTGGGAAAAGGGAAGAACATCAATTAAAATAGCGGAGTTTGAAGAACTTTGTAATTTATATAAAATTTCAAAGGATTATATTATTTTACCTACTACTCTACAAAAAGTAGATTAAAAGGAGGAAAAATATGAAAAAATTAAAAGAATGCGAGACGACACACCAAAAACAAGGAGGAAAAAATGGAAGTAGAAAAAATGTCACCAACTGAAGTTGGAAAAATTATAAAAATGAGAGCACAGTCTGTTAGGCTTGGTCTACAGCAGGGAAAATTCCCTTTTCGGAGTGGCAATACAAAAACCGGATGGCAGATGGACATACAATATAATAGCATCAAAGGTTTATGAGTATGCAGGAATTAAAGTAGAAGGGGGAAAAGAAAATGAAAATTACGAATAAGAAAAAATTTATAGTAAGAATATTAGAACTTATTACAATAATAGCAACAGTTATTTTAACAATAGTATCAATCAAATATGCCACTAGAACAAGAGGTTATAAAGCATTTGGAGGGGAATACTTAATACTTGTTTTTGGCTTAATTATAGTATTAGTTTTAGAGAGTTTTTTAGATGAAGATCAAAACTAATAAAGGAGGATTTTACAATGGAAAAAAGTGCAAATTTAAAGGATGCAGAAAGAGAGCTACAGAAAACATTTGAAAAAGAAAAAATGAATGACAAAGATACAAAATTACTATATGCGATAGGATATTTAAAAGCAAGTAAATTAGATAAGGACGATACAATAACAGTAATAAAACATATATTTTTTGAAGAAATATAGGAGGGTACAAATGATTCAATATTACCAGGAGTTATTAAATGAATGTATTGATATTGCAGAAGCTAAAACAAAATATAAAAATATGTTATTAACATTATTAAAGATGAAATATAGATTAAAAAGTTTGAAAGGAGGAAAAAGAAAATGCCAGGGAAACATAGTAGAGAAGCAGTAGAAAATAAGAAACTTCAAGAAATAATTGCAAGAAGGGATAAAGAAATTAAAGATATAAAAACAGAATGTGCAGAACAATTTAAAATGATTAAGGACTTATGTTTTATAAATGAATACAATAATAAAAATATCAAATTAAAGAAAATCTACGAAATTGCTTCAGATAACTTTTCAGCACTAGTAAAAGACATAGTGATAAATGAAACAGATGAAATCGCAAAAATAATAGAACTACCAAATACCGACCAAAGTAAATAAATAGTTCTAAAAAACACATATATAAATGTTTCTTTAAATATTGTAGCATACATATCTAAAGAAATCAAGAGAGGAGTAATATGGAAATACATGAATTAAGGCAGGATTTAATACAAAGGACAAATAATAATAGTTTTTATAATAGGGGAACCAACACTGAACAATGCTACAAAGCATATGCTAATGAAGTTATAGAATGGCCAATATCTGAGGTTAAAAAGCAAAAAATATTAGATAACTTATATAAAAAATATTCAAAAATATTAGAGTATGAATCTCAACATGTACCAGTTATGGTAGCAGGGCCAGCAAAATATAATTCTAAAAGACTTGATAAAAGTGAACAAATATTGAAGGCTTCACATGAATTGAGTGAATGGTTCGAGGACTTAAGAAAACAAGTAGAAAATGCTCAAAAAGATGATTCCAAAGAAGAAAAAGTAAAATATATTATTGATGGAATAAAAAGGCTTATTCAATTAAATTTAGATCCAACAAAAGATATTATGAACCTAGCAACCATTGATAATAAAAAGTTTATAGAGGTATATGAACAATTACAAGAAAAATATAAGTGGAGAAAAAACAGTAATATATATAAATTATACCAATCATCAATAAATGGCGAAGTAAAAGAAATAAGAAAAGAAATTATTTATGAAGATGAAAATTTTACATCTTATATTGAGGGAGACAGAGCGTATATAAAATTTACTATGAAATGCAAAAGACAATTAATATATGCTTTAAAGAAAAAAGGCTGGTGGTGGAATTCTTATAAGTCAGCGTGGAGTACATATCTAGATAGAGTAAACACAGAATGGATTAAAAATATAAGTGAAAAATACGAAGAGTATTTGTAAAAGAGGTGACAAAAATGAGAATATGCCCTAGATGTAAAGGAATACTTGGAGAAAGGCCTGCATTGTCCAGAAGAGATGGAAAAACTGATATATGTTCCCAATGTGGACTTTTGGAAGCGTTAGAAGATGTAGAAAAGTTAATGAAAACAAGGAAGGAGAATAAAAATGCAAATAAAGATATCTAATTTAAAACTAAAAAATTTTAAGGGAATAAAAAATTTAGAGATTAATTTCGAAGGAAAAAACGCAAATATATATGGAAAAAATGCAACAGGAAAAACAACCGTATTTGATGCTTTTAAATGGCTATTTTTTGATAAAGATAGTAGCGATAGGAAAGATTTTAATATAAAAACATTAGATGAAAATAATAAACCAATTCATTTTTTAGAACATGAAGTTGAGGCTATTTTACTAATAGATGGAGTGGATATGACTTTTAAAAAAATGCTGAAGGAAAAATGGGTTACTAAAAGGGGAGAAACACAACAAGAATTTTCTGGACACGAGACAAGTTATTGGATAGATGAAGTACCAGTCAAAAAGAAAGATTATGAAGAAAAAATCAATAGTTTAGTTCCAGAAAGTCTATTTAAATTAATAACAGATCCTTTGTATTTTAATAAACAATTAAAATGGCAGGAAAGACGAGAAATATTGACTAATATATCTGGTAATCAAATAACAGATGAGGAGATATTAAACGCAAATGAAGAATTTAAAACATTACAACAAAACTTAAATGGTAGAAGTATAGAAGATTATAAAAAGGTTATTCAATCTAAAATAAAGGAATTAAATAATCAAAAGGAAAGTATTCCTATAAGAATAGATGAACTTACCAATACTTTAGTAACAGAGCATAATATAAATTATGATGAATTAGAAAAACAAAAAGAAACATACAAACAAGAATTGAAAAAAATTGAAACAGAGATGTTTGATATACAAGCGAGAGCAAAAGAAAATATAGAAAAAGCCGATAAACTTGCGAAGGCAAAAAATGAATTAAATGAATTAAAAATTACACTAGAAAAGGAAAATAAGCAGCAATATGTAGCAGAAAAAATAAAACTAATAAATGATAAGGCCTTAAATGAAAGTATGTTGAGAAATAAAAGACAAGAATTTGATGAGAGACAACTAAAAATAGAGCAAGACAGCAAAAGAAAAAATGAATTATATAAAAAGTGGGATGAAATTAGTAATACAAAACTGGAATTTGATCCGGATTCATTTGTATGCCCAACTTGTAAGAGAGAATATGAGACAGAAAAAATTGAAGAAATTAAAAAACAATTTGAAAATAATTTTAACAATCATAAAAAGGTAGAACAAAATGCAATAAATACAGAAGGACAAGCAATTAATTCAAGAATTAAAGAAAATACAGAAACAATTGAAAAAATAAAAATGGAAATGGCAGATATCGATAAAAAGTTAAATGAAATTAAGATTAAAACTGAGAATATTGAAAATGAAGAAGCAAAAAATACAATTATTGATGTAACAACATTTCCAAAATATCAAGAAAAACTAAAGGAAGTTAATGAATTACAGGAAATAGTAGATAAACTAATAAGTAGTGATACATCAGAAGTTCAAGATAGAAAAAATAATATTATAAGTCTAATTAATAATATTGATAAACAATTAAATGAAAGAACTGTACAAGAAAGAACAAAGGAACGTATAAAAGAATTGGAAAATGAAGAAGAAAATATAGCAAATAAAGTTCAAGAATTGGAGGCACAACAATACCAAATTGAACAATTTACAAAAACAAAAGTTGAACTATTAGAAAATGCTATAAATAGTAAGTTTGAAGTAGTAAAATTTAGACTTTTTGATACACAAATTAATGGTGGCCTTGTTGAATGCTGCGATACATTAGTAAATGGAGTTCCATATTCTGATGTAAACAATGCACATAAAATACTTGCGGGGCTAGATATTATAAATACATTAATAAAATTCTACAAAACTTCTGCACCAATATTTATTGATAATAGAGAGTCAATAAATGAATTATATAACATAAATGCACAAGTAATTAGCCTAATAGTAACTCAAAATGAAAAATTGAGAATAGAGGTGATGTCATAATGGAAGAAGAAATAATTTTAGAGTTTAAGAAAAGTAACAATGGTGTTGGAGTTGAAATACACGAAGGAACGGCACTGGAAGTAATAATTGGAATTGCAGAAACAATTCAAATTATTATGGAAGAAACAGGGCAAAAAAGAAAAGATATAATTGCAAACATAGAGAAAGCAATTGATGTATTAGAAGAAGGAGGAAAAGAAAATGAATAATGAAATTTTAAAAGTATCAAGTAAATCAAATCCAAATGCTGTAGCAGGGGCAATAGCAGGATTAATAACAGAAGATAAGAAAACAGAATTACAAGCAATTGGAGCAGGAGCAATAAATCAAACAGTAAAGGCAATAGCAATAGCAAGGGGGTTTGTAGCACCATTAGGAATTGATTTAATTACAATACCTGCATTTGCAACAGTAGTAGTAGAGGATCAAGACAGAACAGGAATGAAATTCATTGTGAAGGGGATAAAATAATATGAATAATGCAGAAGAATTTGTAAAAGGAAAAATGAAAAACATAGCTCAAAAAGTTGAAAATGAATTACCTAATGGATTTGGATTTGTAGTTTTAGCATTTTCATTTAATACAGAGCCTAATACTTCACAAATGATGTATGTATCAAATGCAGACAGACAAGATATTGTAAAGGCAATGAAAGAATGGATAGATAAGACAGAAAAAACATATGGAAATGATACAAATAAATATTAAGAAAGGAATTTGAAATTATGAAAAATGAGAAAATAAATATAACTAAATTAAAAAGCGAATTAGCGTATTACAAAGGATTTTATGAAGGGGTAAAGGAAATGACAACATTATTAGGAGATGGCCCAATAGATATAAATCATAACTTTAATGTAAGTGAAGAAAAAAAAGAAAGACCTAAAATGAAAGTAACAGTAGGAAGCATTGATGGAGAAGCAGTAGAAGCATTTAAGAAAATGTTAAAAGAGATGGGGGGAGAAGAATAGTATGGGAACAGAATTAGTAAATAAAGAAACTGGAGAAATAAAAAAAGCAGAACCAACAGCAAGCGAAAGATTTACAGCAATGGTAATAAATGAATTTAAGGGAAATGTTGGAGAATTAAATTTGAATGACTATCAAAGACAATTAGTTAGAAATTATTTCATAGGAATAGATAATTCTTTAAAGAGTGCAGAAGAAAGAAGAAGTTATAGTAAGAAAAAGGCAGCAGACCCAGCAGTAATATGGCAAAATGTAAATATGAATAAACTAGCCGTTGATGTAGTACAAAATGCAAAATTAGGACTAGATATGGCTGTTGCAAACCATTTAAGCGTAGTACCTTATCTAAATGGAAAAACCGGAAAATATGATTTAACACTAATGCCAGGATATGAAGGATTAAGATATGTTGCTATTAAATATTCAATATATCCAATAGTTGATATTAGAGTGGAATTAGTACATAAAAATGACAATTTTAAAATGATTACAAAGAATAATGTTGATTGTTACGAATTTGATATATCAAACCCATTTGATAGGGGAGAAGTAGTAGGTGGATTTGGATATATAAGATATAAAGATGAAACTAGAAATAAACTAGTTACAATGTCAAAAGCAGAACTACTAAAAAGAAAACCAAGTACAGCAGCAGCTGAATTTTGGGGTGGAGAAAAAGATAAATGGGAAAATGGTAAAAAGGTTGGAACAGAAACTATTGAAGGATGGCAAGAAGAAATGCTTTATAAAACAATGGTAAGAGCAACTTGTAAAAAGGTACCATTAGATCCTAAAAAGATAAATGAAAGCTATGTATATGTAATGGAAAATGCAGAAGACTATTATGTAGAAAATCAAGAAGACAAAGTAAAGCAAGAAATAGAAGATAATGCTAATAAAGAACTAATAGATGTTACACCACAGGAAATACCAAGTGAAACATTGAATGAAAGTCAAGAAATTTCTCAACCTGTATCTGAAGAAGAAAATATTGATACAACAGAAAGACCATCATTCTAATGAAATTAAAAGTATTAGGTAGCAGTTCAAGTGGTAACTGCTATCTAATAGAAGCAAATGAAAAAGAAAAGTTAATATTAGATGCAGGTGTTAACTTTAAGAATGTGCAAAAAGAACTAAATTTTAATTTTAGTGGAATAAATGGAGTATTGATAACACATGAACATATGGACCATTTGAAATATGCTACAAATTTTGCCCTTTATGGAATGGATATATATGCTTCAGCAGGAACTTTTGAAAAGCAACATTTAAAAGGACATAGATTTCATGTAATAAAAGCATTAAAGCAATTTGTAATAGGAAATTTTATAATACTTCCTTTTGATACGCAACATGATGCAGCAGAACCATTAGGCTTTTTAATTCAATATAAGCCAACTGGTGAAAAATTATTATATGCTACAGATACATATTATATAAAATATAAGTTTGATAAATTAAATTATTTATTATTAGAGTGTAATTATAATCAAGAAATAGCAAAAGAAAATGCAAGAAATGGAGTAATAAATAAAACTAGATATACGAGACTATTAGAAAGTCATTTTAGTTTAGATAATGTATTAAAGTTTTTAGCATCAAATGATTTGAAATATGCAAAAAATATAATATTATGCCATTTATCAGATACTAATTCAAATCAAATGATAATGCAAAATAGAGTATATGAACAAACAAAGATAAAAACAACTATTGCAAGACCAGGATTAGATCTAGAATTAAAATTATATCCGTTTTAATGTGGAGGGATATTATGAATAGTATAAAAGCAATAACACAATTAGAAGAATTGAGAAGAGATAGATTAAGCTTCATACAAAATAGTGATTCTGATGAAATTTATTTGAATGATATAAAAGCAATAAGTCTAGCAGTAATGGCATTAAAAAAGTGTCCTGACATAAAAGATAGAACATTTAATTGCCGAATGTGTGGAAAAGAATTAAAAACTTGGAGAAGTATTCAAAAAGGATTTGGTCCAGTATGTGAAAAGAAATATATAAATGATGTATATAAAAATCAACAACTAACTATGGATGTTATATTACAAAAGAAAGGAGAGGTAACCAATGGCCAACAATAAAGATGTTTACTATTTTAGCCATGATGCAAACGCATTATCGGATCCAAAAATATTAGCAATGAGATGTGATTATGGGTTAGAACGGATATGGTCTGTTTTGGGCAATATTAGAAATGCTTCGTAATGAGGCAACATATAAATTACCTCTCGACAAAACTACATATAGAGCAATAAAAATGCATACAGGAACAACTATTGATGTTGAGGAGTACTTGAAAGACTGTATAAGTGAATATACAGATGGCGAAAGTGGAAATGGCTTATTTAATTCAGATAAAAAATTCTTTTGGTCTGCAAGTTTATTAAGAAGAATGGAAAAGTATGAGACATTGAAAGAAAAAAGAAGCCAAGCAGCAAACGCAAGATGGAACAAAGAAAGAAAAAAGGAAAGCAAAAGCAATGCAAAAAAGAAACAAAAGCAATGCAAGTGCATAAAAGGTTATTGCATAAGTAATGCAAATGCATACAAAAAACGATACAAAAGCAATACAAAATTATGCAAATTAAATCAAATAAAATCAAATAAAATTAAATTAAATAAAATTAAATTAAACGAAATTACATCTATCTTTCCATCTAGTTACAAAGCAAAAAAAAACAAGACTTTAGATGATATGATGGACGAGACTGAAAAGATGGAATATGAATTGATGATACATAATTGCGAAATGAATATATTTACTCCAGAACTTGCTATTGAAATGTCAGAGATTTTGAAAGAAATGTATATGAATCCAGATACAAGAGAAAAAGTGCAAGAAATCAATTCTAAAAAATTGTGTTATGCTTTGAAAAACTATACTATTGCGAACACTAAATCACAAATAAAAATTCCAAAAGCATATTTTAAAAAATGTGTATTATCGGCATTAGAGCAAACAGAATTAAGCACACAGTATGATTCAGATACAATAATGATGCAGATATCAGAAGCGGAGGAGTAAAGAAATGGGATTTATTAAAGAAGATGAACTAATATCTAGAGGATTAAAGACATGTGAAAATTGCGAATGGTGTATTCCAATAATAGAAAAATATAAGAAATTTGAGATAGAAGTACCACGATGCTTATTAAAAGGCAAACAAACAGGTTTATTTGAATATTGTGAGCTTTTCAAAAAGAGAACAGGAATGCACATAAGTATGTAGAAAGGGGGAAATATAATGGCACTTAAAAACTATACAACAACTATAAAAACAGAAAAAACAATTAATGAAATACAACAAATACTTGCTAAACATAAAGCTAAAGCAATTTTAATTGAATATGGAGATGCAGGAAGTGTCGTAGCAATAAGTTTTAAAATAAATACTTCGCAAGGAATAGTTGGAATTAGGCTGCCTGCTAGGCAAGAAAATGTTCTAAAAGTTTTAAGGATACAAAAGGCGAAGAATAGTGTTATTAAGGCAACTAATGAACAAGCAGAAAGAACAGCGTGGAGAAATATTAAAGATTGGATAGATGCACAAATGGCACTAATAGAAACAGAAATGGTAACCGTTGATGAAGTATTTTTTCCATATATTTTAAATGATAGGGGACAAACATTATATGAAACATTTAAGGAAAATAATACATTGATGCTTACCAAATAAGAAAGAGAAAACTAAATGTTAGAAACAAACACAACCTAGAAAAAAGATACAAAGGAAGGGCGAGAACGATGGTAATTGAAGATATGCAGCAATCATTAGAATTGTTGGAAAATATAAAATATTTTTTCTATAACATAGAGGAAATAGAAAAAAAATTAAATACAGATTTGCGAAATAAGGAATACGAAAGAGACGATCTGTTACACGAAATAGAATTGAGTAAATTAAACGCTATTGAAATAATGGCAGTTTATAAAAAACTAGAAAAGGTATTACAGGAAAGAAGAATAATAAAAGATAAAATAGATCTAGTAAGTACAATAAAACCATATACAAGTAAGTTTATAACAAAGGGGATTTGTGCTGAAACTGATACGACTATAAAAAATATAGAAACATTAAAAAGAAACCAGGAAAATAGGCAATATACACCAAGAGTATTACAAGATTTAAAGTGTGCAAAGAAAAGGAAGGAGAAAGAATAAAATGAATTTCGATGAAATTAAGAAAATGTCAAAACAAGAATTTGAACAATTCATTTTTAATGTTCAAAATACTAACCAAAAATTTTGTGCAAAATGTGGAAACTTTACTTTGGACAGAATAACTATATCGGTTGCAAAAGATGGTAAATCGCCAAGAAAACTCTGTAATATGTGTAAAAACTGTTATACTGATATGTTGGATCACTTGGGAATAAGTGATATTAAAGATTGAGAAAAAAATAATATTTATGAAAGGAAATGGTGAAGAAAATGTTATTTTGTAGTAGATATAATAAAGTATGTGAGGAAGCATTGTATCATAATTGCGATGTACCTAGCGAAAGTACATCAATAGAAGAACAATTACAGGAGTGTATGGAGTGTGCATTTGGCGAGGTAAAAGATGATTAGTCAAGAACATTGGAGTATTGAACAATATAGAGAATATCAGAAAAAGGGTAATAAAAAAAGTAAATATGGGGCAGTAAAGACTTCCGTAGATGGACAAACATTTGACAGTAAAAAAGAAGCGGACTATTATTGCAATTTGAAGTTAAGGCTGCAAGCGAAAGAAATAAAAGGGTTTTGTTTGCAGCCCGTATTTATATTAGCACCAGGACTGAAATATAAAGCTGATTTTATAATATTTCATAATGATGAAACGGCAGAAATTATTGATACAAAAGGATTTAAAACAAAGGAATATATTGCTAAAAAGAAGGTATTTGAAGATAAATACAACTTAAAAATAAAGGAGGAATAGGATTATGAATCCAGTAAATTTTGAAGATATGAATTGTATATTTAAGGCCGAAGGGTGTGGAGATTTACCAGCATTAAAAACAGATAAACATATAGTTTCGTGTTGGGAAATGACTGAAAAAGAAAAAGAAGAATTTATAAAAACAGGAAAAATATATTTGTCTGTATTGGGAAATATACAGCCACCAGTTGCGTTATATATAGATAGACCATATATAAGACAATAGAAAGGAGAAAAAATGGGAAAACCAGTACAAAGAAAAAGATATAAAATCAAGCAGAATGTTACTTGCGAACAATGTATAAATTGTATGTATATTGAACATGGGGATATGTATTGTGATGAAAAAGAAAATATGCCACTAGTGTATGATGAATTTTGTCCAACTGAAGAATATATGTGGTGTCAGGGAAAAAGATTTATTGAAAGGTAGGAATACTTATGAAAATTTATGATAAAGAAATATATATGAAAACTGAAAAAATAAAAGCAGTTTTAATGGTTATTTTATGTTTTGTTTTTGGGTTTGTTGTTGGGTGTATAGCAATAAACCATGATCTAAAAAATGAAAATACCAAGTTAAAAGATAAAATAGGTGAATTAGACAGAACAATAGATAGGAGACAAGCAATAATAGATGAACAATATGTCGAATTGGACTCATTAAGAGAAACTGTATATATGTATGAATTAAATGGAAGGTAGGTGTTACAAATGATAAAGTATTTAATAATAGGGCTTTTAATAGGCTTTTTTATAGGAGATTTTATAGGTATGGCAATAATGTGTATATTGCAAGTAGCAAAGGATGGTGAATAATGAAAATAGATACTAAAAATAAGTGGATTGAAAAACCATCGCCTAAAGCATTGAAACAGGGTAGTGGGTGGTTTGCACAAATGAATAAATGTTACACATACAATGGAAAGTATGCAGCGATGACAAGAGAAATTAAAACAGAATGGGGGAAAGTTATTCATTGTTGTTTTAGAAATTTAGATGGAACTGATATGAAATGGGCAGAAAAACAATGGCTAAAAGATAGTTTGTTCGGTGAAGATAGACTTGCAATAGAAGTATATCCTCAAAAAGATAGATTAGTAGATGCAGCAAATATGTATCATCTATGGATATTTGAAAAAGATTTTGAGTTACCATTTGGAATACATAGTAAAGATAAATCTGAAAGAAAGGAGGGATAATATGCCAACAGAAAGTTTAAAACCAGGAAAGATATATATAAAAACAAAAGATAGTGAAAAAATACAAGAACTGATAAATTACGAATGTAAAGAAGAAAATAATGATGATTTTATAGATGCAATGAAATATACAGTAAAAGGAATAACAGAAGGAGAAGTATCTATGACACTGGAAATTCCAAAAGAAAAAGTAAGAAGAATTCTAAAATTATATGGATTAGAAACAATTACTAGAAAGAGATTTAAAAAACTATTAATGGGTTGTGGAATGCAAAGAAATGATGCTGAAATAATTACACAGGCTTTTTGCGAAGAAAAGATAAAATATACACCTTTAGCGGTACAACAAATTATTGAAACAATTAATGAAGAAACAGAAAAAGAGGAGAACAGGTAATTATGAAATGTCCAGAAAAATATAGAGTTATACAACAAAATATAAGACAACCAATATTAGATGATGACAACATAGTTAGAGGGGAATATCACATATTAATTGAAACACAACAATTTGAAAATTGCTATAAAGAAGAATGTGCAGCATGGGACAAAGAAAAACAAATGTGTAGAAAGGTAGGAAATTAAAATGATAAAACAAATACCAGAAACTAATCAAACTATTATACAGTTTGGAACAGGAGATATAAATATTATACCTGGAATATTAAAGGAAGAAGAAATAGGAATAATAGCATTAAGAAATCAAGCACCTCGAGAAATTGGATTAAATAATGGAGATATACCACCTAACAATACGATAGAAATTCCAATAATATTACAATTTAATAAAACGGAAAGTATAGATGTCTTAATTCATTCACTTAAGGAAACAAAAGAAATGATGTTGCATAGAGAAGAATGGATAAATAAAGATAATACATTGATAGATTAGAGAGGTAGAAATATGTTAGTATTACCTATAAAGAAAAAATGGTTTGATATGATAAAGAGTGGAAAAAAGAAAGAAGAATATAGAGAGATAAAACCATATTGGACTAAAAGGTTTGAAAATTATTATGAAATAGCAAAATTAAATATTGAACTAGAATGTCCAAATTTTAAAGAAATTTATTATAGAGTAGTATTTAGAAATGGATACGGAAACAATGCTCCTCAAATGACCTGTGTGTGTAAATTAAGAGTAGGACAAGGCAAAGAAGAATGGGGAGCTGAAAAAGGAAAAGAATATTACATACTAGAAATATTAGATATTTTGGAGGTATAAAAAGATGAGATGTACTGGTAAGGAATGGGACCACTGTAGAGTGGAAAAAATGGGATGCTCTGGATGTTATTATGATGAAATAGAAATAGATGAATACATAAGAAATAAGGCAGGGTATATAGGAAAAGTAAAAAAAATTATTGAACCTGATGAATATATGAATGAAAAGTATTATTGCTGCGAAACTACAATGGCAAGCGAATATAGGAGCCAAATAGTAGAACATTCAAAATCAAAAGTAGACTTAATAAAAGAAGGAGACTATGTAAATGGACATCTTATTGTAAAAATTAGAATTGATCCATTTACAAATAAAAAACAATTATTTACTGAACATTGGGAATATAACTGGCAAGGAGATGGAACATTAGTAGTATTTTACGATGAAGATATAAAAAATATACTAACCCATGAACAATACCTAGAAAATTGTTTTGAGGTGGTGCAAGAATGAAAAAATTAGGAAGTCAAGAAAACCCATGTCGAAATAATTATGAAATAGACAAAATAATTAGAGGTATGGGAAATTGTACTATATATACAATTAAGACATTTGTAATATCAGATGAAAACATAGAACAAGCAAAAGCAAGAAAAATTAAATTTGTAGGATTAGATGAAGCATATTTTATAAAAAATGCTATTAATACAGCAGTAGCAGAAGTAATAAAAAAAGAAAATATATCATTGATTGGTATAAATAAAAGCATCGAAGTACCTATAAATTTAGATGAGGTCATAAAGCAATTAACAGAGCGATTTAACATTAATATAAATTTAGATGAAGCATTAAATAAAACGGCTACACAGTTACAGCAAGAATATAATAATCAATACTTAGGAAGGTGGTAATGATGAAAGAATTTTGCAAAAAATTATGTTATCTAATAATTCTATTTTTTATAGGAAATATTTTAATAGACATATTTAATAATAATACTGCTACTAAAATGATTTATTATACAATAGGATATTGTGCTTGTATAATTTATAATTTTGAAATGATTTTTAAAGGAGAAAAATAATGGATTGTATTGAAAAATGTGATAATTGTAAAAGAGCTAGAACACTACAAAATGAAACTCTAGTATGTGATGTAGGAAACAAGAATAAAGTTTTATACGATGGACATCAACATACAAGTGAATATTACTGGTGTGATGGAAAATATCAGCAGCAAATAGGAAAAGAAGGACGACATTTACTAGATGATCTAAAAAGTGGAAAGATATTTGAGAATAGTAAAGAATTTGAAAAATTTAAAAAAAGTTATGAAATATTAGAGAAAAAGATAGGAAAGGGGGAATATTAAATTGCTAGAAAAATCTATAAAAAATCTTATGGAAATAGTTAGTTTATCTGAAGATGAAATAAAGAGATATGAGGCTATAAGAAAGTTAAGTAAAAATGGAGGTAAATTATGGATGATGTAGAAAAAATAAAAGAAATGAAAACTTGCTTTGAAAAATGTACTGAGGCTTTAGAAAAAATAATTGAGTTAATGGATAAATTAGACAAAGAAGAAGATGAAGAAAAAATGAAGCGAATTCAAAACAAAATTGAGGAAAAAACAGGAGTGTTTGTAGTCCAAATGTTGAAGATAAATAGCTTTAAGTAAGGAGAAAAGATGAAAGTTGATGTAAATGGAGAAACAGAAGATTTAAGTGCAATGCTAATTGGAGCAGAAAGATATGCACTAGGAAGAAAAACATATATTGTGCAATGGACCTGTGAGTTTATAGGTAATAACTTACACTTACTAATTGAAAAGGACAGGCAAGTAATGATAAGAGATATAGAAAATCCAATAAGTTATGGAGACGAGTGCGACAAAGTGTGTTGGATGCAACTATTAGAAAAGTTGAGAAAGGAGAATATAACAAATGAAAAAGCAAAATCAAGAAAAAGTAGAAAAGAAAAACAAAGATGAATCGCAGCAAATGTTGAGTTGGTTTCAAATTATAATGCTGATAGGTAGACCATTATGGGATAAGACAAGAAAAAAATGGAGAGTTTTAAATGGATATCAAGCAGTATTAGGAAACACCAATAATTTATTTTATGAAGTAACATTTACAGACACACCATACTGGGAAAATTATGCTGATGAGCAATTATATTTAAATGTCCCAGCAGAAAAGGAGAAACAAAAAGAAAGTGGAGATAAAGGAAGCAATAACAAAGACAAGTGAATTAAAACGAAAAATAAAAGACAAACAATATATTCAAGTAAGGAAAGATGGTACTGATAGTTATGGATATATTGAAGCTCTAGATACATTAGTAAGAGCATTAAAAATGTATATAAAATAAATAGGAAACATTGTATTATAGAATAAGAAATATAGAATTATAATTTACTAAAGCACAAAGCATACAGTTTACCTAGAAGGAGAGGTTTTGTATGGGAAAAATTGAAATATCTGAAAAAGAAAGCAAAATATTAGAATTTATAGAACAACTAATAAATTCTGCAGTAGAAAAGGGAATTGAAAAAGGAATTGAAAGGGCAAAAAATGAGGAAAGATTAAGAGAAAAAATAACATATGATACCAAATTAAAAAATACCAGGCTTTTAATAAAAAATTATAGAAGATTTTTAAGTGCTTGTCAGCAGGCAACATGGACTGAATGCGAACTGGAAACAGCAACTGTTGATGAGGTACTAGATAAATTATATTGTACTACATCTGACGAAGTAACTGTAGTTCAATCAATATTAGCATCTAAAAAAAGAACGGAAATAATTATAGAACATGTTAAAAGAATTATAAAATTTTATATATATGAGGCCGAAAGCAGTAACAATGCCGAAAAAATAAGGAGAGCACATATTATTGATGATTTATATATAAAAGGAGATAAGAAGCCAAAAACAAAAAGTATGTCCGAAAAGTATCATATTAGTGAAAGACAAATTAGTAGAGATCAAAATACTGCAATTGAAGAAATAGCAATACTTATGTTTGGAATAGATGGTATAAGAAAAATGTTCTAATAATACAATGTAAGTTTGTCCATAATTTGTCCTTGACATGTCGTAATCAAGGAACTATAATGATATTGTGAAAAAATATAAATTACAAAATATTCAATCCCCTAAAAGACCTATTATGGTCTTTTTTATTTTGAGAAAGGAGTATTATTGAAACAATTTAAGAGCTTTTATAAGGAAGTAGGCGGAAATGAAGGCAGCAAATGTAATTATCCTATAAGATTAGATACTTATCGGATGTCGGTTGCAGCCACGATTGTAAGTATTGCTATGCAAAATCCCTATTAAGCTTTAGAGGTTTGTGGAATCCTAAAAATCCAAGCGTCGCTAATGTTGAAAAGCTAAAAAGAAAAATTGATAAATTAAGAAAAGGAACAATAGTAAGAATTGGAGGAATGACAGACTGTTTCCAACCAATAGAGTTGGACAATAGAATAACCTATAAAATTATTAAATATCTAAACAAAAGAAGAATTGGATATTTAATAGTCACAAAATCAAGTATTGTTGCGAATGATGAATATTTGAAAATTTACGACAAGGATTTGGCCCATTTTCAAATTACCGTTACTACCACAGATGATAGTAAATCAGTAAAATATGAAAAAGCCACAGTCCCTAGTAAAAGAATAGAAGCTATTGAAAAATTATATAAAAATGGGTTTGATGTTCAAGTAAGATTAAGCCCTTTTATTTATGAGTATATAGATTTTGATATATTGAATAACATCAAATGCAATAAGATTTTAATAGAGTTTTTAAGAGTGAATCATTGGATAAAACAATGGTTTGATATAGATTATTCTAAATATACAGTAAAACATGCCGGATATGAACATTTGCCTTTAAGCATTAAAAAGCAATATCTACAGAAAATCACAGGCTTTGAACAAATAAGTGTATGTGAAGATGTAGATGAACATTTTGAATATTGGAAAAGCAACATAAATCACAATAAAAAAGACTGTTGCAATTTAGGAGGATGAGAATATGAAAATTGAAAAAGTAAGTATTGATAGTATTAAGGTATATCCTAATAATGCTAAAATTCACACAGCAGAACAAATTGAAGAAATAAAGAAATCAATTCAAGAATTTGGAAACAATGATCCAATTGCTATTGATGAAAAAGGTTTTATAATTGAAGGAGAAGGAAGATACCTGGCACAAAAAGATATGGGACTAAAAGAAATAGAGGTTATAAAACTTACACATTTATCTGAGGAACAAAAAGTAGCATATATGCTAGTCCATAATAAACTAACTATGAATACCGGATTTGATATTGATATCTTGGAAGAAGAACTTGCAAAAATATCTAATATTGATATGCAGGAATTTGAGTTTGATATAAAACAACTTGAAGAAGAACTGGAAAACGAAGTGAATACTTCAAGTGAAAGCAGTTTTAATTATAAGGAACAATATGGAGTAATTGTAATATGCAAAAATGAAGAAGACCAAGAAAAAGTATATAACAAATTACTTGACCAAGGTTATGAATGTAAGGTGGTGACAACATAATGGATAACAAAACAAAAATAGAAATTCATAATCGAGTTCAAGATTTCAATAGTTATAGAGCAGCAAGGGTTAAATCATTGTTTAATGCAGAAAATGGTTGTAATTTTGATTTGGAAGCAGAAATAGATTTATCTGGAGAATGGCAAATTGGAGTTGTAGTTGGCCCTTCTGGAAGCGGAAAGTCTAGTATAGGAAAAGTTATATTTGGTGAAAACTTAATATATGACTATACAAAAGGCTGGGCCACAGATAGACCAATAATTGATGAAATTGCTCCGAATGGTGATTTCAATGAGGTCACAGGAGCGTTAGCAAATGTTGGGTTAGGTGATGTACCTGCCTGGTTAAGACCATTTAGGGTATTATCAAATGGTGAACAATTTAGAGCAGGGTTAGCAAGACTAATTTGTGAAAAACCAGAAAAAGTGGTTATAGATGAGTTTACATCTGTAATTGATAGACAAATAGCAAAAATAGGTTCACAAGCATTTCAAAAAGCTTGGAGAAGAACGAATCCAAATGGGAAGGTGGTGTTGTTAACCCCACACTATGATATTTTAGATTGGGTCAAACCGGACTGGGTATTTGATACAAAAACAAAAGTATTTGAGCGTGGGTTGGCCAGGCAAAGACCTAAAATTGACCTCCAAGTTTTCAAGGTCAACCAAAGTTACTGGAAATATTTTAAGCCACATTATTATTTAAATTTACCTATGCCGCCTTGTGCAGAGTATTTTATAGGGGTTGTAGATGGAGAACTAGCTTGTCATGTAGCAGTTGCTCCTTTTTTTACATCCAATGGATACAGAGCAACAAGATTAGTTACTATGCCAGAATGGCAAGGTGCAGGTGTTGGAATGAAGTTTTTAGAATGGATAGCACAATATCATTTAGAAGGTAACGGAAGATGCAATAAAAAATTTCCAACTTATTTTCATACATCGCATCCACAGTTATGTATGGCATTGAGAAAAAGTAAAAAATGGGTGCAAACAAGTGCGAATTTGTATGGTGGAAATAAAACACGAAGTTCAAAATCTATTATGAAATCAAGAAAAAGACATAATGGTGGAGAAGCAAATGCGTGTGCATCTGGATACGGTGGACATTTTAGAGCAGTACAGGGATTTAAATATATAGGGGGTTAGCAATTATGAATATATTTATATGTGGGCAAAAAAGTTTTGGAAAAGAAGTCCTAAAAGCATTATATGAAAAGGGACACAATATTGTTGGTGTAGCACCACCACCACAAGAAAAATACTATGATAAAATGCAAGGATATGCAATAAAACTAGGAATACCTGTGATAAGCGATTGTGATAGATTAGTTTCTAGGGATATACCTGAAGAAACAGACCTTGTAATTGCAGCACATTCACATTGGTATATATCAACTAAAATTATTGAAAAAGCAAAATATGGAGCTATTGGTTTTCATCCTTCATTGTTACCTAGACATCGTGGACAAGATGCTGTTAGGTGGACCACTGCTATGAATGACAGTATAACAGGAGCAACAGTATTTTGGCTTGATGATAGTGTAGATGGAGGAGATATATTCCTTCAAAAAACATTATTTGTTGATAGAAAATGGAACTATCACGATTTATGGAGAGAAATATTCCCAATAGGTGTAGAAATGATTTGTAAAGCAGTTGATCTAATAGAAGAAGGCAATATTATAAAAATTCCACAGGATGAAAAATATGCTACCTGGGAGCCATCTTTTACTAATACAAGGTTAAAAAGAAATGAATTATTACAAATAGGTAATGGAATAAATATTTGAAAAGGTAGGTGGGTGATATGATGTGATAGATGATAATAACAAAATTTCTAAAATAAAAAAAGACTATATGGCAGGAAAAACCTATAAACAAATAGCACAAAAACATGATGTCACTTATAACGAAGTTCTTTATTTAGTAAAAAAGAAAAATTGGAAAAGAAAAAGCAACTTAAGTAAGGTAAAGAAAGGAAATCAAAATGCAAAAGGAAATAAGGGTGGACCAGGAGCAGAAAAAGGAAACACTAGAGCATTAAAAACTGGAGAATATGAAACAATATATGATGACCTACTGACAGATGAAGAAAAAGCTATTATGAAACAAACAGAACTATACGATAAGAAATATCAGATAATGTCAGAAATAAAAATGCTATCCATACGAGAAAGAAGAATGATGCAGAGGATAAAAAATGTAAAAGAAGGCAAAGATTTAACAATTGTGAGAATGTCTAAAAGTACATCAAAAAATATTTCATACAAAAGCAATGGATCAACTACAACAACTGAAGCAGAAAGTACAACAAATATTATTCAAAGACTAGAAGAATCACTTACAAGAGTGCAAGAGGCCAAAAGGCGATATATTGATAGTTATCACAAAATAGAAACTGATGATAGAAAACTTGAATTAGATTTGATTAGATTAGAAATGGAAGCAGCAAAGGATGATAGCTCAAATAATGAAGATATGAAAGATGACAGTTTTATACAAGCGTTAAACGATTCGACAGAAGGTGCATGGAATGATTACACTGAAGAATAATAGTAAAAGTTTTGATGAAAGAATATCTAATCTAAGAAACAAAGTAATGCAAAATGCTATTACTTTAAGAAAAAAAATAAAGAATGGTACATTATTCAAGTTTAAGCCATTTAGTTTAAAACAAAAGAAGATTTTGACCTGGTGGACAGATAAAAGTCCAGTAAAAGATAAAAATGGAATTATTGCAGATGGAAGTATTAGAGCAGGTAAAACATTATGTATGTCATTATCATTTGTTTTATGGGCAATGACAAGATTTAATGGACAAAATTTTATATTGGCAGGAAAAACAGTAGGAGCATTTCGTAGGAATGTTCTTTTTTGGTTGAAGCTAATGTTAAGAGCACAGGGATATAAAATAAAAGATAGGCGTGCAGACAATATGTGTGAAATATCCAAAGGAGAAATAATAAATTATTTCTATATCTTTGGTGGTAAGGATGAAAGATCACAAGATTTAGTACAACGGAATTACTGCTGCAGGGGTATTTTTAGATGAAGTTGCATTGATGCCACAATCTTTCGTAAACCAAGCACTTGCTAGATGCTCTGTAAAAGGTTCAAAATACTGGTTTAACTGCAACCCAGAAGGACCAAATCATTGGTTTAAAGTTGAATGGATTGATAAAAAGAAAGAAAAAAATATATTACATTTACATTTTACAATGGATGATAATCCAAGTCTTGATGAGGAAACAAAAGAAAGATATCGTAAAATGTTTGTAGGAGTTTTCTTTCAAAGATTTATATTGGGGTTGTGGGTACTTGCTGAAGGTATTATATATCCTAATTTTGATAAGATTAAGCATTGCATAAAACCTGTAGATATTCCTAAAAAGTTTGATTTCTTTTATGTATCATCAGATTATGGAATTACAAATCCACAGGTATTCTTATTATGTGGAATAAAATATATTGATGGAAAGCCACAAGTATGGATATTAGATGAATATTACAATAAAGGAACTAAAAAGAACAAAAAAGGACAGGAAGAAAAAATAACAAAGACTGACACAATGTTTTTAAATGATTATAAAAAATTAATTGGAGATTTGGAAATTAGAAAGGTTATTATAGATCCAAGTGCTACATCTTTAATTAATTTATTTAAGCAAAATAAAATAGCCGTTAAGGAAGCAGACAATGCGGTTATAGATGGTATAAATTTAGTTTTGAATTGGTTAGATGAAGAAAGAATCCATATTGTTGAAGAAAAGTGTCCTAATATAATAAGAGAATTTAATTCATACATTTGGGACGAAAAGGCACAGGAAAAAGGAGAGGATAAACCAGTCAAACAAAATGATCACGCATTAGATGCATTAAGATACTTATTACAAACATTATACCCTAATAAGAAAAGGGGAGCATATTTTGTGCAGTAAGGAGAGAAAAATAATGATAACAGAGATGGATAGAATAAAAATGATAATAGCAGAAGGAGCAAAAAAAGGTCTGGTATTGTCAAAATTTATAGATTTACAAATAGATGATTTTAAGCAATCAGATACATTTAAGGAAATGGTAGAAGGAAGTAAATACTACAAAAATCAAGGTGATATTGAAGATAAACAAAGAATTATTATTGCAGAAAATGGAGAAGAACAAGTAGCACCACACGCAAAAAACTATAAACTAAAACATCCGATTATATATAAAATGATAAATCAAAAAGCGGGATATCTTTTAAGAAAAAAGCCAACAATAAAACAGGTTCTAGCCAAAAATGAAAAAGAAGATGAAGAATACAAGGACTTATTGAAAGATTTATTTAACAATAAAATGCATAAAAGACTAAAATATACACTAATAGAAGCAGTAAAAAGAGGAATTGCTTGGTGGCAAATATATATCGATGAAAATGGAGATTTAAAAGCAAGGTTAAGATATGCAACTAGAATTATACCATTATGGCAAGATGAAGAACACGAAATATTAGATGCAATTATAATGACATATGAAGTTGAAGTATATACAAGTGAAACAGAAAGAGATAAGAAAACAAAAGTAGAGTATTGGGATTTAGATGGTGTAAGGTATTATATCTATAATGGTTCTACATTACAAGAAGATGTGGAAGAAGTAGACAAGAGAAGCAAATTAGTAATTGGAAAAGATAGAGAAGGAACAAGTATTGTTGCACATTTTGAACTTGATGGAAAACCACAAAGATGGAAAAAGATACCTTTCATATATTTCAAGTATAATGGAGATGAAATGCCACTAATTCATTTATTGAAAAGCCTTATTGATTGTTACGATGAATTATGCTCTAGAACAGGAGATTCAATTTATGAAGCACCAGATGGAGTTAATGTCGTAAAAAATTATCAGTCGGAAGCAGGAACTTTTCAAAAAAATCTAGCAACATATAATACAGTATTTTTAGATACTGATGGAGAATACGATCGTAAAGATATAACTTTAAATATAGAAGCATTTAAAAGTTTTATCGAACAATTAAGAAAAGATATTTATGAGGGTGGCTCTTGCGTTGATACTCAAAGCGAAAAATTTGGAACACAGGAGTCTGGTGTAGCATTAAAACAATTATATGCTGACCTAGATTTAGACTGTAGTAACATAGAAACAGAATTTAAAAGCAGTTTGGAATATTTTATGTTTTTCTATAATAATTGGGTTGAAATGAGCACAGGCAAAGATTATTCTGATAAAGAAGTAGAATATGTATTTAATAAAACAATGACTGTAAATGAAAAAGAACTAATAGAAAATTGCCAAGCAAGTATAGAAATGTTAAGTCAAGATACAATATTATCAAGACATCCTTATGTTAATGATGTTGAAGATGAAAAAGAAAAGATAGATAAAGAAGAAAAAGCAGAAGCGGAAAAAAATGAAAGTGATTATAACAAAATAATAAAGGAATTAGGGAACAAAACAGAAGATGGAAGTTCAAAAGTTGGTGATAAATAATGGGAAATAATGCAGAATATTGGACTAAAAGATTTGAAGAACTTGAAAAAGCACAATTGCTGAATGAGGCTAAATATATTACAGAATTAAAAGAAACATACGATAAGGCATTAAGCACCGTAAAAAAAGAAATAAATAATTGGTTAGTAAGATTTGCAGTAAATAATCAAATTAGCTTAAAGGAAGCAAAAAAGTGGCTGAATAGTGATGAACTGAAAGAACTGAACTGGGATGTACAAGAATATATAAAATATGGAGAAGAAAATGGAATAGATCTAATTTGGAAAAAGCAATTGGAAAATGCAAGTTCAAAAATACATATTTCTAGATTAGAGGCATTAGAATTACAAATACAACAACAAGTTGAAAAGTTGTATTATGATGAAAGCAATAATACAAATGATTTTATACTAGAAACATACAGAGATAATTACTATAAAACAGCCTATGAGCTCCAAAAGGGTTCAAATGTAGCATTTAAATTTGCAACATTAAATTTAGACATAATACAAAGTATAATATCTAAACCCTGGACTACAGATGAACAAACATTTTCTGATAGAATTTGGAAAAATAAAAAAGCACTAATTAAAACATTACAAACAGATTTGACACAATCAATAATTTTGGGAAATCCACCAGATAAAGTAATAGATAAAATCTCAAAGGATTTTAATGTTAGTAAGAATAAGGCTGGAACACTGGTAATGACAGAATCTGCTTTTTTCTCAAGTGCATCAAGGCAAAAATGTTTTAATGAGTTAGGGGTACAAAAGTATATAAACATAGCAACATTAGATTCAAGAACATCAGATATATGTAGAGAAATAGATGGCACAGTATATGAAATGAAAGATATGAAAATAGGAATTACGGCCCCACCGTTTCATGTAAGATGTAGAACAACAACGGCACCATACTTCGAAGATGAATTTGAATTTGGAGAAAGGGCAGCAAGAAATACTGATGGAAAAACCTATTATGTTCCAAGAAATATTACTTATAAGGAATGGCTAGAAAAATATGTTTATTCAGATCCGGCTACAAAGAAAGCATTTGAAACAGATATAAAAATGAATAAAAATAAATCATCGGATTATGAGCAATATAATAGATACAAGGATATTTTAGGTGATGAAATGCCTAAAACATTTGATAAATTTCAAGAAATGAAGTATAATAACATTGATGAGTGGAAGAATTTAAAAGCACAATACTCTGATGCGTTGGGAATAACAACTGAAGAAAGAGCAAAAAAATATATTGATAATGTAAATAAGACCATAAATCAGGGAAAGCAAGATAAACATATAATTGGAAGTAATAATTATATAGACGGAAAAAGCTATTTAACTATTTCAAAAGAAAAAGCACAAGAGCTAATAAATCAATACGCAGGAAAGGGACAATTAGAATTTAGCGACAGTGGTAAGTGGAACAAAAAAGAAATAATAACAGTAAAAGAAACAATCGGAGTTGTAAAAAATAAAAATAATGAGATAAAGACAAATAGCTTCAAAATACATTATAGTAAAACTGGAACGCATATTGTTCCTTATAGGAAAGGTGGAAACTAAAATGAAAGGAAAAAATTTAGAGGAATTATTAAATAAAAAAGTTAATATAGAATCATTTAGTGGTAAAAAGTATGAAGGAATAATAGTTGGTTATGTACCAGCACAAGATAATGATCCAGAAATTGAAGAAATAAGTATAAAAAATGATGCAGACAATAAAGTCTATTCATTATTTGAAAATGAAGTGAAAATCATAAAAATACTTGAAAAATAGCCAAAAAACGACGCATGAAAATGAAATATAAGGCTATTTAAATTTAAAGGCATATAGTTTTATATGTCTTTTTTTGGTGTCTATAAATAGTGGTGGATTAAATGGATTCTTAAACAGCCAATAAGAAGTTATAAATGTAGGTATGTTATTTAACATACTTATTTTTATATATTACGATTTTGTAAGTTGTTCGAAAACAACACCAGGTCGGAGGCGTTGCTCCGTATAAAAACACGAAAGCCTGAACGAAAGGAGAACTCATGAAAAGAGAAGAACTAAAAGCAATGGGATTAACAGATGAACAAGTAGAATCTGTTATGGCCAAAAATGGTGCAGAGGTTGCTGCATTAAATACTCAGATTACAACCTTACAATCTGAAAAATCACAATTAGAAAATGACAAAAAAGTTATTACAAAAGAAAAAGAAGATAAGGAAAAAGCAATTGCTGATTTACAAAAAAATAGTATTTCAAAAGATGAATACGACAAAAAAATTAAAGAAATTGAAGAAAATGCTAAAAAAGAAAATGAAGATTATATCTATAATGATTTATTAAATAAAGGATTAGATGATGCAAAAGTGTTAAAAGATGATTTGACAAGGGAAGCATTTATTTCACTATTAAATAAAGATAAAGATAAAATTAAATTATCAGATGACAAAAAATCCCTAATCGGATTAAAAGAAATAACTGATAATTACAAAAAACAAGCACCACATTTCTTTGAAAAGAAAAAAGCCAATGGTTATGAACCAGTAAATCCAGAAGGAGGCAAAGGCGATGATGATGGTGAAATTAGTATGGCTGCTAATTTTGCTAAAGAGGCTAATAAAAGTGAAAGCCAAAATACAAAAAGCCAATTTTTTAATTAAATTTTTTAGGAGGTAAAAATTATGTATGTTAATAAAGAAAGTGTAAAAGAAAAAAATTTTTTAGCATCAGCAAAATACCAAAACTTTACTGAGCAAGTAGATGATACAGGTATAGAAGCGGATGAAAAAGGTAGAAAAATAGTTCAAGCAGGAACAGTGTATAAAAAAGGTGGAAAGGCAATAGGTTTAGTATTTGCCGATGTTGATGTAACATATGGACCACAACCTGCAGCAATAATGGTTGAGGGATATGTTTTAGAGGCAAGATTACCTGCAGTTGTATCTTCAGAAGATAAAGCAACAATGACAGGAATTAAATTTAGATAAAATATAATGAAAAAAATAATAAAAAAGGAGAGTGTGTTAATATGCCAAAAAGTGTATTAGAATTATTTAATCAAAAAGAAGTTTTAAATTATTTAAAAGAAAGAAAATTCCCAGCTTTAATGGGTGAGGAGTTATTTCCAGAAACAAAAAAACAAAGTCTTGAATTCGATGTTTTAACAAATGCAAGTAAAACACCAGTTATAGCAAGTGTTCATGGTTTTGATACAGAATCAGAAATAGGACAAAGGGAAGCAGAGAAAAAAGCTGTTGAATTAGCTTTAATCAAAAGAAAAATGCAATTAAAAGAAAAAGAAATTATTGCATTAGAAAGTCCAAGAAATGATGCTGAAAGACAAGCTTTAATGAAAGATGTTTATAATGATTTTGATAATTTAGTGGAATCAGTAAGAGCAAGAGTAGAAAAAATGAGAATGGATGTTATTGCTAATGGTGTTATAACATTAGATGAGAACGAATTGAATGCTACTATTGATTATGGTGTACCAACTGAAAACAAAGTTACAAATGTTGATTGGTCATTAGAATCATCAAACCCAGTAAATGATATAATTTCATGGGCAAATAAATTAGATCAAATGCCAGGAAGAATAATAACTTCAAATACTGTACTTGCAAAAATTTTATCAAATAAAAATGTTGTAAACGCACTATTTGGAAAAGATAGTACAAGAATTGCAAGTGTCGGGGAATTAAATACATATTTAAATTCTCTAGGACTACCAAGCATTTATACATATGACAGAAAATATAGAAAATTAGAAAAGAATGGTACATATACAAAACATAGATATTTCCCAGAAAATAAGTTTGTTATGATTCCTAATGAAACATTAGGAGAAACAGTTTATGGACCAACAGCAGAAGAAATAAGATTACAAAGAAATCCTGCTATTGATGTTAGAACTGTTGGAAAAATCTTTGCTTGTATGTATGAAGAAGGATTAGATCCTGTAAGCACTTGGGAAAAAGCAGTTGCTACAGCTTTACCAACATTAAGTTGTGCTGAAGATATCTTCCAAGCAGAAATAAAATTATCATAAGGTAAGGACATTAGTCTTTACCTTATTTTTGAAAGGAGAAAGGATTTATGAAAAGAAAAGTAAGAGTAACAGGTCCTGGAGTTAAATTAAATAATGTATGGTGCTATATCAATGAGGAAGCTGTAATTGATGAAAAACAATATAAAGAAAATGAGAAATATGTTGAAGTTATAGAAGAAATTGAAGAACCAAAAACAGAGCCAGAAAATCCAATAAATCCGGAAGGAGAGCAAAATGATGGTACCGACATAAATGACGGTACCAATGATGAAGGAGAAAATTCTGGAGAAAACAAAAATGAAACTAGCGAAGATGAAGAATTAGAAGCATTGAAAGAAAAAGCAAAAGAACTTGGAATAAAAAATGCTCACAATATGAAAAAGGAAACATTAATTGCTAAAATTGAAGAAGCAAAAGCAGGAGAAGGCCAAAATCCAGAAGGAGAGTAGGTGAAAATATGATTGATAAAATAAAAAATAAAACTAATATAGATGTAGATAGATTTATAGAAAGACTACAAAAAGAATTATCTATAAATACTATTTCAAATGATGAAAAGAAAAAAGAAGCAAATGAACAATTAGTTTATTGTATATATGATGTTTTAGTTATTATATTAGATGTAACACATCAAAATATAATTTCAGAGGGGTTATATACAACATGGCTAAATATGGTAAAAGATTATTGGTACTTAAATAAGTATGATGATCAATTTGTAAAAAGTATAGATGTTGAAGAAAATGAAGATAAAAATGTCAAAGTTAAAAGTATTCAAGTAGGAGATACAACAACTACATTTGCTGATACAACCTCACAAATTGAAATAAATGGGACAACATACAATACCGGAACAATAGATTTTGATAATGATATTCTAATAGAAAAGTATAAAAAGGCTTTATATAGGCATCGAAAGATGAGGTGGTAATATGAACCAATATACATTGATTGCAAGAAAAAATATTGAAAAACAATATGACTCGGAATGTACGATTTATGAATTAAAACCTAAAGTAATTAACAATATAACAAAAGATGTTGAAACAGAAGTCTTTAAAAATGAAAAATGTAGGATTTCATTCGAAGACATTTATGTGAATACACAAACAGATACGGAAGCAAAAAAAGTACAGAAAATAAAGTTATTTATTGCACCAGAACTAGAAATTAAACCAGGAAGTCTAATAATTGTTACTGGCAGAGGAAGAACTACGAAGTATAAAAATAGTGGTGAGCCAGCAGTTTATGATACACATCAAGAAATAATTATAGAATTATGGAAAGGATGGGCATAATGGCTAAATGGGGAAAATGTGATTTTAGTGAATTTGAAAAATTAGAAAAAGAATTTGAAAAACTAGCGAAAACAGATGTAGAAAAATTCTGTAAAGATGTAGCCAAAGAACTTGCAGCAAGGTTGCTATCAAAAGTTATTCCTAGAACACCTGTTGGGGAAGGAACCTTTGAAGTAATAAATGAAAAAAAATATACAATAAAAAGTGGTGGAACTTTAAGAAGAGGATGGACAGCGAATACAGAAGCAGAAGCAGAAAGTGGAAGCGTACCGGATCCAACTACATATGCAGATTCTTTAAAAATTTTTAAGTTTGGTAACAACTATATTGTCATTGTTGAAAATCCAGTTAAATATGCATCCTATGTTGAATATGGACATAGACAAGAACCTGGCAGATATGTTCCTGCGTTGGGCAAACGACTAAAACAAAGTTGGGTTGAAGGAAAATATATGTTGACTATATCTGAAAAGGAACTTGAATCACAGTTGCCAGCAATATTAGAACAAAAAATGAAAAAATATATAGAGGAGTGTTTAAATAATGGTTAAAAGTGTAGTAAATGAGATTATACAGGGAATAGCAAATAAAATCGTACTACTATATAAAGATAAAGGCCAATATCCAATATATACTGATAGAAAGTTACAAAATCTTGAAAAACCTTGTTTTTTTATAAAAGTTCTTAATGGAGAAGAAAAAAAAGAAATAGGATTGAAAGATAGATTTTATAGAGATTTATTAAGTATAGTAATTATTGGGTATGCAATGGATGAAGATACCGAAGTATTAAATGATATGAGTGATACATTATATGAATTAGAATATATAGAATTATCAGATAAATCAAAAATAAGAGCAGATAAATTGAACCATAAAATAGAAGATGGAATTTTACATTTCTTTATAGATTATAAATTATTTATAAAGAAAGATATTAACGAAACAACTAAAATGAATGATTATAGTTTGAGTGGGGAGGTAAAAGAAGATGAAAAAAACTAAAAAGGAAACGATAAGTGAAGAAAAATATACAAAAAGTCAAATAGTTAATTCAAAAATCTATATTAGTAATAGAGATTTATTAAATGCAGTTTTAAGAGAAAATAAGAAATATACTAAAATAGAAATTGATGAAATAATAAAAAATTATATGAAAGGAAAGGTGAACTAGTTATGCTAGGAGGAGGAAATTTTATAAGTCAAAATAAAAAGTTACCAGGTACTTATATTAACTTTGCATCAGCACAAGCCACATCTTCTAAAATAGGAGAAAGAGGAATTGCTGCAATGGCAATAGAAATGGACTGGGGACAAGATGAAAGCATTATTGAAGTTACATCAGAGAATTTTACAAAAAATTCATTAAAAATATTTGGTTATGATTATTCAAATGAAAAATTAAAAGGAATAAGAGATTTATTTAAAAATATCAAAAAAGCATATTTTTATAGATTAAATTCTGGAAATAAGGCTACAAATGATCTTGCTACTGCAAAATGTAGTGGAATTAGAGGAAATGATATAAAAATAGTTATAGCAAAAAATATTGATGAAGATAATAAATATGATGTAAGTACATATTTAGGAACAAAAGAAGTCGATGTCCAAACAGTTGAATCAGTAAATGAACTAGTAGATAATGACTATGTTACATTTAAAATGCAAACTCTTGCTGTAACAGCAGGAAAAGCATTAGCTGGAGGAACAAATGGAGATGTAAGTGGAGAATCACACCAAAAATTTTTAGATAAATTAGAATCATATGAAGTAAACGCTGTTGGCTGTACTGCTAAAGATGAATCAACTTCTAATTTATATGTTCAATATGCTAAAAGAATGAGAGATGAGCAAGGAATTAAATTCCAAGCGGTTGTATATAATAATGCAGCAAACTATGAAGGTGTTGTAAATGTTAAGAATACAACTGTTGAAGATGATTCAGCACTTGTTTATTGGGTTACAGGAGTAATTGCTGGTTGTGAAATAAATAAATCAAATACAAATAAAACATATGATGGAGAATATACAGTAAATGTTGATTATACACAAGCACAATTAGAAAATTCAATAGATAATGGAGAATTTATACTTCATAAAGTTGGAGATGAAGTTAGAGTGTTGGTAGATATAAATAGTTTAGTAGATATTACAAGTGAAAAAGGCGAAGAATTTAAATCTAATCAAACAATAAGAGTTCTAGATCAAATTGCTTCTGATGTAGCAAGTGTATTTAATTCTAAATATCTTGGAAAAATAGCAAACAATGAAGCCGGAAGAACATCACTTTGGGCTGATATAGTTGCTTTATTCAAAGATTATCAAACTTTACAAGCAATTGAAAATTTTGAAGATGAAGATATTAAAGTTGCAATTGGAAATGATAAAAAATCAGTAACAATTGAAACAAGTGTACAAGTAATAAATGCAATGGAAAAATTATATATGACCGTTGTTGTAGAATAAAAGAGAGCTTTTTAAGTTCTCTAATTTTTTTATAAGGAGGAATTTTAAATGGCAAATATTACAATGAATGCAAAAGATGCCGTTAGTGCAAAATTAGCAGAATGCTATGTTACTATTGAAGGCAGAAGATATTTACTAATGCAAGGTAAGGATTTTGAAGCAAAATTTGAAAAAACAAAGAAAGAAATAAATGTGTTAGGAAAGACTGGTTCTGGTAATAAATCAACAGGTTGGAAAGGAACTGGAAAAATAACAATATATAAAAATACATCAATATTTGATGAACTAATGGAAAGATACAAAAATACAGGAGAAGATATATACTTTGATATACAAGTATCAAATAGTGATCCTACATCAGCAGCAGGAGTTTGCACAATGGTATTTTCAGGATGTAATGTAGATGGTGGAGTGTTAGCTTCATTTGATGTAGATGGTGATTTCCTAGAACAAGAAATTGACTTTACATTTGAAGATTTTTCAAATCCAACAAAATTTACACAATTAGCAGGTATGCAATAAAAATAAAATAAAAAAATAGTTAATGAAAGGAAAGATAAGATATGAGTTTAGAAAGTTTTATGTTGAAAGATGAAGTAAAAGAAGTTGAATATGTTGCTTCTAATAGATTTGTAGATAAAGAAGGAAAAGTAGAAAAATGGAAACTAAAAACCATTACTGCAGATGAAAACGATGCAATAAGAAAACAATGCTATAAACAAGTTCAAGTAGGAAAAAGAATGAAACAAGAATTTGATACTGTAAAATATTTAGAATTATTAGCTGATAAATGTGTTGTTTATCCTGATTTGCATAATGTTGAATTACAAGATTTCTATAATGAAATGGATTCAATAAAATTGTTGAAAAAACATTTATTAAACCCAGGAGAATATGATGATTTAATGCAAGAAATACAAGAAATAAATGGATATAGTTTAGATGATGCGGTTGAAGAAGCAAAAAACTAATTAATGAAGGCGAGAGTGAGGCTGTATATGCACATTTTTGCCTTCAAAAACTTCATAAATTTCCGCATGAATTTCTAAATCTTCCGTTTAAAGAAAAGGCTTTTGTTATTGCATCTGTTCAAATAAGAGCAGAAAATGAAAAAGAAGAAGCCAATAAAATTAAAAAGAAATAATCTTATTTTTCTAAAAGGAGGAAAATATGGCTACTATAAAAAGTTCAATAGTGGTACAAGATATGGCTTCCTCTGTATTTGCAAAAATACATTCTAATGTAAGTAAAACAACGGCAGGATTTAAAAACTTGAATAGTGAAATGTCAAACGCTCCAACAAAAGCAATAAATAATGCTGAAAGGTTAAATGCATCGGCAGTAAAAACTGAATTAGCATATCAAGCAGAGTTACAGGTTCTGAGACAAGTTGAATCTGAAGCTAAAAAGATTATTGCAGCAGAAGGAACACAAAGTGCAAAAGCACAAGATTTAATTTCTAGTGTGGTTGAACAGAGAAGATTAGTAGAAGGTTTAAAGAAAGATTATGATAATGTTTCTAGTAGTATTAAAAATTCTCAAAATAGTCAAGAAAGCTTTAATAATAGTGTGAAAAAGACACAGGTAAACCAAGAGAGACTAAACAATAGTATAAAAAATTCACAAGAAAATCAAGATAAATTTAGTAATAGTATAAACACATCATATAGTAATGGAAATAAACTTCTTTCTACTATAAAAAAAGTTGCATTAGCAGTTGGTGGTATATCTGCAATAAAGGGATTGCTTAATTTGTCAGATGAAATGACAAATAATAAAGCAAGATTAAATTTGATTGTAGATGATGGTGGTAGTGTAGAAGCATTACAAAATAAAATTTTCGTATCTGCAATGAATGCTAGGGCTTCATATCAGACTACTACAGATATTATTACAAAACTAGGTTTACAGGCCGGCAAGGCATTTAAAGGAAATGATGAATTAATTGCGTTTGCGGAACAATTAAATAAAACATTTGCAATATCCGGAACTGAAGCAACAGGAATAGAATCTACAATGTATAACCTAACACAAGCATTATCAACAGGTGTACTTAGAGGGCAAGATTTAAATGCGGTATTTTCAAATGCTCCGCAAATAGTTCAAAATATTGCAGATTATTTAAATGTTCCAATTGGTAAGATTCGTGATATGGCAGCGGATGGAAAGATTAGTGCACAAATTGTTAAAAATGCTATGCTAAAAGCTGCAGATGAAACAAATGCAAAATTCAATAAAATGCCAATGACTTGGAATCAAGTTTTTACTAAAATGAAAAATATTGCAATAAAAGCATTGGATCCGGTACTTAATAAAATAAATGCATTAGCAAATAATCAACAAGTGCAAGAAATGTTTAATATGTTTATAAACGGTGCTAGTTTAGCAGCACAGGCAATATTAAACTTAATAGAAGGTATATCATGGTTGTTAAGTGTATTAGAACCGGTAGCACCAGTTATACTTGGATTAGTAGGAGCCTATGTTGGATTTAATATAGTCTCAATGATTGCAAGTGGACTTTTAGGTATGTTGTCAATAGCACATGGAATAGCAGGAGCAGCTGAAATGTTACATTCTGGGCAAACTATGGCAGCAACTGCTGCACAATGGGGGTTGAATTCTGCATTATTAGCCTGTCCAATTACTTGGATTGTGATTTTAATAATGGCCTTAATTGTTGCACTAACATATTTATGGTTTACTAATGACAAAGTGGCATACGGAATACTTTATGTTTGGGATGCATTGAAACTAGGAATAATGGTTGCTGGACTTGGAATTCAAGGTGTATTTTATGCGATAGTTTTAGGTGCTATGGCATTATGGTTAGGAATTCAAACTTGTGTACTTGGGGCAATGGCTGCTTGGTATGCTTTTCAAACAGGAGTAGAGGCTGTTTGTTTAGGTGTTTTAAGCATCTTTCAAGGTTTATACAATGGGGTTGTTTGGTTAGTAAACCGGAATAATTCAAGCATTGAATAAAATACCAGGTGTTCAAATAGATACTGTTGAGGCAGCACACTTTGCTGATGATTTTGCAAGTAAAATGACAAATAATATAATAGATAGAAATGCAAAATTACAAGAAATGGCTAGTCAAATGGATGGAACTGTAGATAAAATAAACCAATTAAAAGGAGAGTTTGGAACAAAACTTAATGCATCAGCAACTAATATACAGAATACAGCAATAGATATGAATAATACTCGACAAGATAGAGTAGACCATCGAAATGACTGGATAAATGGTGCTGGAAATGCAATAAAAAATGTATTAAGTGATAAGAGTTTCTCAATAGATCCATCACAATTTGGAAATGGTACACTAGGAGATATTGCTGGAGATACAAAGGACATAGCCAATAATACTAAAGAAATAACAGATGAAGATTTAAAATATTTAATAGATATAGCAGAAAGAGATACTATAAATAGATTTACAACGGTTCCATTAACTATAAATATGACTAACAATAATAATATTGATAGCGAAACAGATATTGATGGAATAGTTAACTCTTTAACCAAAAGGTTAGAGGAAGAATTAGAATATATTTCAGATGGAGTACATGAATAGGAGGAATTTTTATGGCATATTATTTTTATTTAGGCAATGTACTTCTTCCCATTCCTCCTAGCAAACTTGAACTAAAAATAAGTAATAATAATAAGACATATGATTTGATAAATTATTCACAAATAAATGTTTTAAAAAACCCAGGATTGTCAAGTCTGGAATTTGAAGTTGTATTACCAAATACAAAATATCCTTTTGCGATGTATAAAAATAATTTTCAAAATGCTAAATATTATTTAGGTGTATTAGAAAATTTAAAAGTCAATAGATCTGCATTTCAATTTATAGTTGTTAGGAAATTTCCAAATGGTAAAGACATTTTTAATACTAATATTAAAGTGGCGTTGGAAGAATATACTATAACTGATACAACAGAAGAAGGTTTTGATACAAAAGTAAAAATAAAACTAAAACAATATAAAGAATATTCAACAAAAAAGGTACAAGTAACAATAAAACAATATAGACCACCAGCAGTTACAAGAACAGTTACAACTAATAATACCGCAGTAGCAAAACCAAGTGGGCAAAATTATACAGTAAAAAGAGGAGATTGTTTATGGAATATAGCAAAGAGATTTTATGGAAATGGTGCTAAATATACAACTATTTATAACGCCAATAGAAGTAAAATAAGAAATCCAAATTTGATATATCCAGGTCAAGTTCTATGGATACCATCATAGGAGGAAAGAAAATGAGCCAACAATTATTAATTCAAAATGGAAATACTGTATATGAACCAGTTGTTCAAGATGAAATAACTTGGACAACTGAAAGAAAAGGTGCTGCTGGAAAACTAGAATTTAAAGTTGTTAAGGATGAAATAATTAACTTTGAAGAAGGAAATCCAGTAGCATTTAAAGTTGATAATACAAATTTATTTTATGGGTTTGTGTTTAGAAAAAAGCGTGATAAAGAACAAATAATTAAAACAACAGCATATGATCAACTTCGATATTTAAAAAATAAAGATACTAGAGTATATGTAAATAAAAGAGCAGATGAAGTAGTACGCTCTATTGCTAGTGATTTTCAATTGAATGTTGGAATGCTTGAAAATACAGGATATGTGATAGCAAAAAAGACTGAAAGCAATCAGTCTTTATTTGATATTATATTAAATGCACTAGATGAAACAATAAGAAATAGAAAAGAAATGTATGTTCTATATGATGATTTTGGAAAATTGTGTTTGAAAAACCTAGAAAGAATGAAAGTGGGATTAGTCATAGATGAAGAAACTGGAGAAAACTTTGATTATGAAAGTTCCATAGATTCAGATACATATAATCAAATAAAGCTTACATACGATAATTCCGACACAGGAAAAAGAGAAGTTTATATGGCAAAAGATTCAAGTAATATTGAAAAATGGGGAGTATTACAATATTTTGATACAATAGATGAAAAAACTAATGGAGCAGTTAAAGCAAGAGCACTACTAGATTTATATAATCAAAAAACACGAAGCCTCGAAATAAAAAATGCATTAGGAGATATTAGGGTTAGAGGTGGTTCGCTTATAATAGTAAATCTGAATTTAGGAGATGTTAAGCTTCAAAACTTTATGTTAGTAGAAAAAGCAAAACATACTTTTAAAAATGGAGAACATTTTATGGATTTAACATTAAGAGGCCAAAACTTTATATCTCAATAGGGGGAAATATGAGTAGTTCATTAGGAGAAGTAATAAAAAAAATGGCAGTAGGAGCAAATGATGCAAATGCTCCTACTTCTGTTTTATTTGGAACTGTAACAAGTGTTGAACCACTTGAAATAACAGTTGAACAAAAATTAAAACTAACAAAAGAATTTTTAGTACTTACTAAAAATGTTAAGGATTATACAGTAGATGTAACTATGGACTGGAGTACAGAAAAAACATCATTAAATGCTAACCATAACCATACTGCAGATGTTAACTCAAATATAAGTGTTTCATCTGATATATCTCCAAATGACAATAATCAAAAAATAACTAATAATGTCACAGGAGAAATAGGTGTATCAGTAAAACAAAAAGATATAAATTTAACACATAAACATAGTATAAATGGGACTAAAAGTATAACAGTACATAATGCATTAAAAATTAACGACAATGTTATTTTAATACAACAGCAAGGTGGAAATAACTTTGTTGTACTAGATAAATTTTAAAAGAAAGGTGGTAATAAGATGACACCTAATACAGATAATATTGTAATAAACAATGTGCAAGATACAATAGAGCAAACAAGCAAGACATATTATTTGAATATAGAAAAAAATACTATTTCAAAATTTTGTGATGGTATTGATGCAATGAAACAGGCTGTATATTGTATATTAAATACAGAAAGATTTGAACATCTTATTTATAGTTGGAACTATGGAATCGAACTAAAACATTTAATCGGGGAAAATACAACTTTTGTAATTCCTGAATTAGAAAGAGTAATAACCGAAGCATTATTACAGGATTTAAGGATAACAGAAGTAAAGGACTTTGATTTTGAAATAAACAGAAATGAAATAAAAGTGAAATTTACAGTAGTTACAAATATAGGAAAATTTGAAGCGGAAAAGGTGGTGAGTGTTTAATGAGCGTAGTTGATATAGATAAAATTGAGAATTTAGATGAATATTTTGACTATGACACTATTCTACAAAGAATGCTAGATACAGTACCTACTCAAATTGATAAAAGGGAAGGAAGTATTATATATGATGCTTTGGGACCTGCAGCAGCGGAACTAGCACAAATGTATATTTTGTTAAAAAATAATATAGATTTGGTTTTTGCAGATACTGCTGTAGAAGAATATTTAGATAGATTAGCAAACCAAGTTGGTCTTACAAGAAATGAAGCAACATATGCAATAAAAAAAGGAATATTTTACGATGAAAATGATAAGTTAATGGACATAGATGTAGGAGAGCGATTTACAATAGAGGATATAGTATATAAAGCGACCGAAAGAATTGAAAAAGGAATCTATAAAATGGAATGTGAAACTGCTGGAGCAATAGGAAATAATTATGTTGGGAATTTAATACCAGTAAATTATATAGAAAATTTAGTAAAAGCAGAACTAACAGATATTTTAATTCCTGGAGAAGATGAAGAAAGCGACGATTCTTTGAGAAGTAGGTACTATGAGACCACAAGTGAGCAAGGGTTTGGTGGAAATATAATTGATTATCAAAATAAAACAAAAGAGATAGCCGGAGTTGGTGGTGTAAAGGTTACTCCAATATGGAATGGGCCAGGAACCGTTAAACTTACAATATTAGATAGTAATTTTGATAAGGCCTCACAAGTTTTAATTGATAAAGTTCAAAAAGAAATATGCCCTGATTTTACAGATGAAGGATTAGGAATTGCCCCAATTGGACATGTTGTAACAGTTGATACAGTTAAGGAAATTGAAATTTCTATAACTTCTACTGTTACAATATCTGAAACTACAACTATTGAAAATGTAAGAAAACAAATAAAACAATTAATAAATGATTATTTCTTACAATTAAAGCAAAATTGGGAAAACACAGAAACCATTATTATAAGAAAATCTCAAATAGATACAATAATTCTAAATGCAGATGGAGTTATAGATGTAGCAAATACAGTTATAAATAATAAGGCTTCAAATATAGAATTACAAAAATTTGAAATTCCTACATTGAAAGAGGTGACATTAAAATGAAGTTAGTAGAATATATGCCACCATTTCTAAAAAATGTAGTTGAATTTAATAAGATTTTTGATGCAGAAGATGTAGAAATCGAAAGTATGAGGTATTTAATAGATAGTATATTAAGAGAAGTAATTGTAAAATCTGCTAGGACTTATGGATTAGACAGATATGAAAAAATATATGGAATTACAAACAAGGCAGAAACAATAGAAGCAAGAAGGATGAATATTCTTTTTAAAATGAATAATAAAGTGCCATATACATTAAAATGGTTGATAAATACTTTAAATGAAAGCATTGGAAAAGATAACTATAAATTAGAAGCCAAAGATTATGAATTACATATTACTATAAATTTGGTATATACCGAAGCAGCAGAAATGTTAAAAACTAACTTGGTAAAACAAATACCTGCAAATATTATGTTAGACTACAAGTTGGAAACAAAAGCAAATGAATTTATAGGTGCAGTAATATCAAGTCAAGATTATATAAATCTAAATGCAATAGCATTTGAACGAAAAGAGGATATAACAATTATACAAGAAAATAATATGGGACTAGTTGTTTCTAATATGGAATATATGAATGTTGATCCGAGCACAGATATAATACTAGAAGATACTATATTAAATGCAGATGAAAGCATAGGTTCTAAAGTGTCTAGGCAAGATTACATTGACTTAAATATAATTACAGAAGAAAAAAAGGAAAATATAAGTATAAATCAAAATACTAATTTAGGTTTACAATTAGCAAGCCAAGATTATATTGAAATAGGAGGTAAAGATTAAAATGGGATTTGAAAAAGTCTATATAACAAAGCAAGGTGCCCTATTGGCAGCAAAAACATTGCAGGGAAAGAAAATACAATTTGACCATGCTGAAATAGGTAGCGGAAATTTGAGTGGTAATGCTGCAGATAAAACAGCGTTAACTACAAAAGTATTAGAATGTCCAATTGAAGAAACAAAAATAACAGGGGATACACAAGCAAGTGTATCTTTTATTTTTAAAAATACTGATGCAAAAAGTGCATTTTATTTTAGAGAAATTGGATTATTTGCAATTGATCCGGATACAAAAGCAAAAGTATTATATGCTTATGCAAATGCAGGAAGTAATGCAGAATATATAAATAATTCTATTGCTGAAAAAATAGAAAAACATATTCAAATAAATGTTATTGTTGATAATGCTAGTAATGTTACAATTACATTAGATTCTACTCAAATATATGTAACTGAAAAAGAATTACAAGAAGCAATAACTGAAGCTAGAGAATTTGTTGGGAAAAATTATGGTATTAGAAGAAAAATTGTAGATAATGTTCTTTCAAAATGGGAGAGAATTTGTGATAATATAGGTTTGGTTGCAAATGCAACAAAAAATGGGGATGAAGTTCAAAACGATTTTGATAATTTATATCCATGGTCTGATATAATTACATATAATTATGATACGAAAAATAAAAAAATAACAGCATTTTATGGAGAACCAGGTTTTAAATTTGATGGATCAAATGGAGAAGTACTTACAAGGATTCCAGAATTTTGGTTCAAAAGAGAAGTTAAAGGTGATTATGAATATATTTATATATCTGATTATAATAGAGCAGGTTATAAACATAGTAAAGAATTTTCTGTTGGTAGATATGGAATTAGCATAGATGCCGAAGGAAATGCTCACAGCATTAGTGGAACAATTCCTGCATATAACAAAACAATAGCAGCATTTAGAACTTTAGCGACTGCAGTAGGCGAAGGATTTTGTCAAATGGATACTAGATACTTTATATTACAATTGTTGTATTTAGTTGAATATGCTGACTATAATTCTCAAAGTAAACTAGGTAGAGGAGTATCTGAATGGTTTAATCAAAAAGCCTTAATTGCTGAAAATAATGTTAACAGAATAATTGTAGCAAATTCAAGTAATATGTATGTTGGTAGAAATGTATCAATAGGAGCAACTGATGCTTGGAATAATTCTGTAGCATCAGAAAGAACAATAACCAAAATAGAAGAATTTTCTAATGGAAGTGTAACTGGTAAGGCAGTGTATTTTGATGGAGCTGCCGTTAATATAGCAATAGGAAATGCTTTGTGGGGAATAGGTCAGAAAGCAGGACAATGTGATGAATTAGGAATGAAATCAGGTTGTCTATCAAATGACGGATGTCATTCAGTTATATATAGAGGAATTGAGAATGTATTTAGTAATATGTGGACAGCAATAGATGGACTTAATATCAAAGATTATGTAGCATATGTTTGTGATGATCCTACTCAATATGCTTCCGATAAATTTGTTGCACCATATCAACCAATTGGATATACAAATCTAAAACAATCAGAATGTTATCCAAGCAAATTAGGTTATGATGAAAATTATCCGGAAATTGAAATACCGATAGAAGCTAATGGAAGTTCCGGAACTGGAATCTGTGATTATTACTGGTGTGCAGAAGGAAACAGGATAGCGTTTGCTGGGGGTTATTTCCTCTATGGTGCTGGTGTTGGGTTCTTTTGCTTGACTTTGAACAATGGTTCCGGCAATTCGTACTGGAGTTACGGGGCTCGCCTTCTTAAATACCAGTAATAAGCAGGGGTATGGGGGCGGCCAGCCTCCATTATAAATACCTTAATTCAAGAGTAGTTAAAATTTTGAAAAAAAATATATATAATATCCTACAGGGGATTTGATGTGTGCGATCCTGTAATTGTCGTTTTGAATTTTAGCGTTTGCTGGGGGTAATTTCAACAATGGTGCTAATGATGGGTTCTTTTACTTGAATTTGAACAATGGTTCCGGCAATTCGAACTGGAATTACGGGGCTCGCCTACTTATTTTAAATTATTTTTACACATCATTTTCCATAGCACTTGCTAAAAATTGAGTCGAGACTGGACTGGTCTAGTAGCTCCTTTTGAGCGAAAAATCAGTAGACGAAATAAGAAAACCAGGAGGAAAAGTGAAAAGAGTAGGAAATATATATGAAAAAATAACCAAAAAGGAAAATATTAGAAAAGCTATTATAAATGCATCAAAAGGAAAAAAAGATAGAAATGGTGTAGTTAAAATATTAGACAATATCAATTTTTATGTGGATGAAATATATAATATGCTTATCAATAAAACATATACACCAAGTCCGTATATAAAAATGCTAATTCACGATGGTGTAAGAAAAAAAGAAAGAATTATATATAAACCTAAATTTTATCCAGACCAGATTATTCATTGGGCATTGATGCAGCAAATACAACCACTTATAATGAAGGGAATGTATGAATATTGTTGTGCTTCAGTTCCAAACCGAGGCATACATTATGGCGGAAAATATATAAAAAAAATATTAGTAAATGATAGAAAGAATACAAAATATGCTTTGAAACTTGATGTGAAAAAGTTTTATCCATCGATAAATAAAGAAATAATGAAAAGAAAGTTTATGAGAGTTATAAAAGACAGGGATACTTTAGATCTTATTGATAAAATAATTGATAGCTCTGAAAGTGGACTTCCAATCCGGAAATTATACTTCACAATGGTTTGCAAATTTTTATTTGCAAGATGTAGACCATTTTATAAAGGAAGAAATGAAGGTAAAATACTATTTAAGATATATGGACGATATGTTACTTTTTCACAGAAACAAGAAGGAATTGAAGAAAATAAAAAATGAAATAGAATTGAAGTTGAAAAAGGAAGGCCTAAATTTAAAAGAAAACTGGCAACTATTTAAAGTTGATAGTAGGCCAGTTGACTTTATTGGGTATAGATATTACAGAGGATATACAACTTTAAGGCGTGGAAATTTTTTAAGGATAAAAAGAAGGGCAAAAAGAATATATAAAAGAAATAAGGTAACTTTGACAGATGCTTCAGCAATGATAAGTTATTATGGTTGGCTTAAACATTGCAATAGTTACAATTTTAATCAAAAATATATAAGACCATATATAGATATAAATAAGTTAAAAGGAGTGGTGAGCTATGCAAACAGAAAATTCAATAAAACCAAATAAATTTGAAATAAGCAAACATCAGAACGGTAAATGTACCGTTCTTTTTTATGACAATATAATAGAGGAAAAAGTTACAGATCCAGATGGAGTAGAAACAACAAGATATTTATACGATATGTATGAAGTAGAAGTAAATAGTAGAGATACACTTGCAGAAAGTATTGAAGCAAATTATGATGAATGGTTGAAATTTGCAAAAGAAGAAAATGCAAAAAGGGTTGTGGCAATTCCGGATGTAGAAAGAATTTCTGCATTAGAACAGGCAATTATGGAAATTGGGGAGGTACTTGGCAATGGTTAATTTTTATGTAATTCAAATTAGAGATTTAAAAACAATGACAATTGAAGATGTTCCAAAACTATGGAGAAAAAAAGTAAAAGAAAAATTGGAGGAGGAGTCTAGATAGGGCTCCTTCTTTATACTAAAGAAAGTGAGGAACAATAATGGAAACGATAATAGGTTGTATAATAACAGGTGGACTATCTCTTGTAGGAGTAGTCCTTTCTAATTTATCCAATAATAAAAAAATTGAAAATACATTATCAACACAACAAGCAGTAACAGATACAAAATTGGAAGAACTTACAAGAGAGGTCAGATCACATAATAATTTTGCACAAAGAGTTCCTGTTTTGGAAGAACAAATAAAGGTGGCAAATCACAGAATAGAAGATTTAGAAAGGAGGGAAAATTAATGACAGTTCAATTATTAGTATATGTTATAACAACATTATTTACTTATATTTTAGGTAAAATATCAAAGCATTTTGGATGGAATGAAACATTACCTATTCCAATACAAAATATTTTGATAGGAATTATAGCGACAATAATAGGTTGTATAATTCATATTGAGGGATTAGATGCAAATAGTATAATACAAGCAGTTGTTACTGCATTAGGTGGAATTGGTACCGCTACTGTATTATATGATGCTAAAAATCAATAACTTAATACAAGAATAAATTTCTTGTAATTTTAAAATACTGGAAGAAAAATAAAAAATCTTCCAGTATTATTTTTTATAAGGAGGTAATGCAATATGGAAGAAGGCAAAGAATTAGCAATAGAATTAGGAAATGCAGAAAATTTAAGAAATTATGAAGAGGAAGGTGAGGAATAATGGCTTATAAAGGACCAGATATATCTGCCTGGCAAGGAGATATAGATATAAAAGCATTAAGTTCACAAGTGGATTTTTTTATATTTAGAGCTTTTGCTTGGAAAAAAGATAGTAAAGTTGATAGAAATGTTAATTTAGCAATTCAAAATGGAAAGCCATATGGCTTATATGTTTATTCATATGCATTAAATGTTGAAAAAGCAAAAGAGGAAGCTCAAAAATTGGTTGAACTTGCAAATAGTTATTCAATAAAACCAGCGTTTTTATGTATTGATATGGAAGATGCAGATGGATATAAGGGAAGAAATGCTATGCCTTCAAATGAAACTCTTAAGGCTATATGCACAGCTGAAGGAGAAATATTTGAGAATGCAGGATATTATGCAATAGTATATGCAAATTCTAGTTGGTTTAAGAATCAATTGGCAGGACTAACAAGGTTTGATAAATGGGTTGCTCATTGGCCAGTTTCTGCTGGAAAACAAAAAGGAAATGCAACATCTCCTGATGGAGAAAATGCAAATAATTGTGGTATATGGCAATTTACATCAGAGGGAAAATTGAATGGATATAGTGGAAACCTTGATATGAACTATGCATATAAAGATTTTGTACTAAATAAAAATGGAAATACTAATCCTACTCCTGTTCCAACTGAAGGTCCATCTGATAATTCTGATACAACGACTTCTATATACAGAGTAAAAAGTGGGGATTGCCTATCAGCAATAGGAAGTAGATTAGGAGTTAATTGGAAGGATATAGCAAGTGCAAATGGAATAAAAAGTCCATATATTATTTATGTTGGTCAGTCTTTAGTTATTCCAGGAGCAAATACAACAAATACAAATCCAACATCTAATAATGGCACAACATATACAGTAAAGAGCGGAGATACACTATCAGCAATTGCAGCAAAATATGGCACTACATATCAAAAAATTGCATCAGATAATGGTATATCAAATCCAAATAAAATATATCCAGGGCAAGTTTTAAAAATAAATGGAGCAACGAATAATACAACAAATACACAAGATGTTTCAAAAACATATACAGTAAAATCTGGGGATACATTGTCAGCAATTGCAGTAAAATATGGTACTACATATCAAGAAATTGCAAGAAAAAATGGAATTGCAAATCCAAATAAAATATATCCTGGACAAGTTTTAAAAATATAAAGTAGAGGAAAAAATCCTCTACTCTATATTTTTTAATTTAGTTTGAATATCAAGTAAAATATCGAAGGCTTGATGAAAAGTTATATTATCCATATCCGTAGTTGTAATTTTATTTAGTATTTTCTTAATTTCAATATTTTTCATATAGTCATTGATATTAGAATTATTAGGTAAATTATCTATAATTTTGTACTTTATTTTCATTTTATTTAGTAGTATGATATATTTATCTAATTGAGAAATAGGAAAGCCACATTTTGAAATATTAGGCCCCAAATCTGTGAGCTTTAGGCCTAGTTTCTCGTTGATGATTTTAGCATCTTCATTTATTATGTTATAAAAGATTCCAACTCTGAACAAATAAATTGAAGATGCATCTTCTTTTTTTAGTTCGTTATACTGCTTCATTAGTTTGCTCATCCTTTTTTACCTTCTTTCTAGTTTTTTTTCTTACAATTACATCTCCAGGTTCACATTGAAGAACATCACATATTTTTTCTAAAGTTTCAAAATGAATAGCAATAGTTTTGTTATCCATTAGGTGACTAAGTGATTGGTAACTACATTCCATATTTTTGATAAACCAATACTTCGTTTTTTTCTTTTCTTTTAATATTTCATTTACTCTTACATATATCAAATAAATCACCTCCTATCTAATATATCTATTTTACTATGAATGTATCTAGATTTTAACTATGCTTGCTTTGAGTGATATGTAATATAACTATTGTGCAAAATAGGTAAATTTGGTATAATTTCATTGGTGATTATATGGAAGAATTGAAAATGTGTGAAGAAATCATAAATAAAGTAAAATGGTTTATGGAGAGAAAGGACTATAATGGTTTAAGGCTATATATAGATGAAAAGGAGAAAAACATAGAAACATATACTAATAATTTAAATTATGCGGAAGAAGAATATATGGACAGTTTAGTAAATAACCTTAAATAAATATAGTAAATGATAGTAAAAAATAGTAAAATGTAGTATTTTGTCAAAATTTGTCGAATTTTGTAACCGAGTAGTGTCAATAAGTTCAAAGGTACATACCTATCATAGAGAATAGTTATTTTTGGTAACATAATGTGGTAAAATAGAATAAGAGATATCTCCAAAAAATAAAAAAGGAGGTAAAGTAGAAATGAACATTATCGATAAAATATTATTACATATATTTAAGAAATACTCAGCTAAAATTTACCAACAAGGATTAAAGGATGGATTTAATTGGAACTTATAATAATTGTTACTAATATGTTACTAACAGGGTGAATTTAGTTGAAACTAGATGGAATTAAAAACAGGTCGCAAAGTATTGAAAAGACGGGAAAATGTTGGTATTTTGCGACTTGACAAATTTTTTAGTAAAATATACAAAAGTCGAAGAAAGTCGAACGATTTATATTGATATTAAATAAAAAATATGATAATATAGGACTATACATTATTTGTCAATGTATAGTCCTATAAATTTTTAAATCAAAACAACTTAGGAAAGACAAAAATAAATCTAAAAAAATCCCACAAATATCATAGAAAATAGGAAAAAAAGGAGGTTAATACGAAAAAGTAAACAAAAGAATTATAAAAAATATAAATTTACCACAGAAAAAACATTGACAAATAAATAAAATGCAATTATAATAAAGGAGATGAATCAATATAGAAATTTTTACATATGGAGACTATCTGAAATATAAAGATATTTTAAAAAAATCTAAAATATCAAAATTATCAGATCAAAAAGAAAGCTACAAT